GTACGACACGAACAATCCGGAGCAGATGGGCAAGTTCGCTGCGCGCCTCCTGGAAATCGCCGTCGCTCTCAAGGCGGTCGGCGCTGTCGCGGATGCGTTGGCGAGCATCGTCACTTTCGTGAAGGGGCTCGCAGCAGCGGCCACGTTCTTCACGACCACGGCCGGCGCGGCAGTTCTCGCGGCGATCGGCGCTGCACTCGGAACGTCCAACGTCGGCATCCCCGACGCCAACATCAGGCGCAAGGGTGAGACCGTCCAGGAATGGCGAGAGCGTCAGAGCACGACCAAGCGTCTTCGGAACTACAAGACGCCGTCTGGAGCTGATCCGCTGTTCCAGCCGTCGAGCTACACCGGTCCGACCGACTTCTCCGGTCGTCGGCGTGGTCCGATGGATGACCTGGTGTCGAACGTCAACAAGCTCGGCGGCAACGTTGAGCGCGCGGCCTTCATCGGCGGGTTTGGTTCCTTCTCTGGCAGCTCCGGCGGCCTCCAGACGGCGGCTCTCGGCGGCGGCCGGCTTGGCGGCGGTCTCGGCGGTGGTGGCGGTTCATCCGCTGCCAACCCGATGAACCTGCTGAAGAGCGTGCCCGGCGCGGCCTTGCCGAACTTCGGCGTAGGCAGCGGCGGCATCATCAAGCGCGGCGGCATCCCGTCCTTCGGTGGCGGTGGTGGCGGCATCGTCAGTTCCGACAACGTCCCATCCTTCTCGGGTGGCGGCGGTTCGGCGGCCGACAACGTCGGAGCCGGTCTGTCCGGCAACGCCTTCCTTGCGGCTCGTCGAGCCAAGTTCGCTGAGGAGATCAAGAACGATCCGAACCTGGCACTGCACCTCGCTGCCATGCAGCAGACTGAGGGCGCCAGCAAGGGCGGCACGATCGAGAGCCTGATGAACCGTGCAGACATGCAGGGGAAATCGCTGCGACAGATGCTCGGCTACAGTGCCGATGGCAGGATCAATCCAAAAAGCTTCTACGGACCCATCCGTCGAGGTGAACTTGGACCTGCAATCGCAAGGCTGCAGCGCAACCCTGGTGAGTTCGCAAAGTACGACGCTTTCACCAAGCGCGCTCTCGCAGGCGGTCACGTCATTGGCGGCTACACCGACCAAGGCTTGGCCACCGATCCCAATGGATCGGCGAGGACCGGTATCAAGGGGTTCAAGATCAGCCCCAAGGACGGCAACGAGTTCACGGACTGGGTTGGTCCGGGATCGAGTTACGGTCGCGGTCGCGCTGGCGCGATGAACTATCGCAAGTTCATTGAGCAAGGCATCGCGGGATCTGGGCCGCCGCCTGGTGTCACTTCTGCCGTTCCGTCGCCTGCAGAGGCGGTGAAGAACGTGCCGGCGATCAGGCCGAACGGAGACGCAGGCCTCGGCTCGCGCGGCGGTGGCGGCCCTGTGGCGATCCACATCAACGGCGGCAACCACGATCCGGAAGCGCTTGCGACCTTGGTCCAGCGTCGTGTCGACGAGTCCATGAACTGGCGGATGAACGACACCGAGTCCGAATACACCTAACACTGATCCCGGCCCTTCGGGGCCGGGGTCTCACTCCCCTTGAACCTGAGGAAGATATGGCAGACGTTCTGATGGGTCTTGGCTCGCAGGATCCGAACACGACTGACGAGACCGGCCTGATCCTCTTCTACGTGCCTTCGAAGGGCATCGACACCCCAAACTTCGAGACAATTCAGCGCGACGCGCAATACACCTGGACGTCCAATGATCGCCTCTCGCGCGATCCTGCGATGCAGTTCACCGGACCCGGTGAGGACAACGTGGTCGTCGAGGGCAAGATGTACCCGTACCACTTCGGTGGCATCTCGACGCTCGATCGCATGCGCAACGCCGGCCGAGCCGGCAAGCCGATGATCCTGTGCCGGTTCTATCCGCTCACCGATCCCAAGGGATACGGAACGGAGGTGATCGGCAACTATGTCATCCGGCGTGTTCGCACCGTCGAGCAGAAAATCGGCGCGGTTGGTATCGCGCACAAGATCGACTTCACCCTGGAATTGACACGATACGGCGACGACCTCGGAACGCCGACCGCGGGCAATGACTTCGGAGTTCTCTGATGTCGACTTACATCACCAAGCTTTACGACCGCCTCGATCGCATCTGCTACGATCGGTATGGGTCGACTGCAAATCAGATCGTTGAATGGGTCATTGAAAAGAACCCCGGCGTCGAGCTGTTCGGCATTGTTTTGCCCTCCGGCGTCACGATCAATCTTCCGGAACCACCTCGGCAACTGACCGAGCCTCCGGTCCTCCCCACCATCTTCCTCTGGAAATAAACGCGCTCGCGTATAATTCGAAACTATACGCGCTCGCGTATCAGGCCGCCTCCGGGCGGCCTTTTGCGTTTGGAGACTGTGCGTGCCCACAGGTTACACCCCGATCTACCGCATCTACAAAGGTGGGGCAGACATCACCGGTCAGTTCAATGACCGCACCACCCAGATCAAGGTCGAGCTGACCTCCGGTCTCGGCGACAACGACAAGCTCACCATCATGGTGGACGACCGCGATTGGCGCGTCCAACGCCCTTACGGCGGCGAAAGCCTTCAGGTCTGGCTCGGCTATCTGGAGATCGGACTTGCCTACATGGGCACGTTCGAGATCGACGACGTCACGTTCCTCGGCAAGCCGCGCAGCATCAAGCTGACGGGCGAGTCCGCCGGGATGAGCAGCATCCAGAAGGCGCCGACCATCCGTGAGTTCGACAACAAGTCCGTTGGCGACATCCTCGGCCAATTCGCCGGCCAGACCGGCCTCGGAGTGTCGATCTCCGGAGACCTCGCCAGCAAGACCATCCCGTTCAAGAACCAGGTGGTCAGCAACTACCACATGATCCACGAGCTGGAACGCATGTTCGGCGCCGTGGCCAAGATCCAGGATGGCAAGCTGGTGTTCGCCAAGCGTGACGGAGCAGAGTCGGCGAGCGGCATTGCGATGCCAACGCTGGTCCTGCTGCCCGAGCACTTCGGCGATTGGCAGGTCCGCTACACCGGGCGTCCAGGCTACGGGGAGGTCAAAGCAGCCTACTTCGACAAGGACGAAATGGTCCGCAAGTGGGTTGGCTCGGCCATCGGTGGCGTGAGCAATCTGGGAGGCGGCGGTTTCGGCGGCGCCTTCAACATCGGCACGCTGTTCAATTCAAAAGAAGAAGCCGAAGCCGCGGCGAAATCCAAAGGTGAAGGCCTCAAGCGCGCCGAGTGCCAGGCCATCTTCGATCTTGCGAAGGGCGATCCATGGATCCGAGACCAGCAGACCCTGCTGGTGAGCGGAATGCGAGACGGCATCAACGGCTCTTACGTCATCGACAAGGCGACCCACACCTACATCAAGAGCACCGGCATTCGATCGTCACTCGAATGTAAGGCGCCGGGTGATGGCGCCGACTACGCCGAAGCGAGCAAGGAGTTCATGCGGCCGGGTCCGGGGGAGATCCTCGGCGAGTACCTCCGCACCCATCCGAACATCAATCCCGGCGACCTCAGCAAGGGCGACATCGACGCCATCGTCGAGGCTGGCGACAACCGGTAATCAACGAGTATCACATGTTCAGTCAAGAAATCATCGACGCCATCGTCAAGGCGGCGAAGGCCGAAGGTTGGCCTGCGTCCGCGCTGCTTGCGGTCGTCGAGTGCGAAACTTCGGGTAAGCCGTTCGAGCAGGACGGACGCACGCCCTCGCTGCTCTTCGAGCGGCACAAGTTCTATTCGGAATTGCAGAAGCATCAGCCGAGCAAGCTGACCGCGGCAATCCGAGCCGGCCTCGCGATCCCCAAGTGGAGCCGGAAGACCCAGTACAAGGACCAGGGCACCTCAGCGGGCCGCCTCGCAGTGATTGCGAAGGCAAGGGCCGTAGATGAGGAAGTCGCCAACAGAGCGGCGTCCTGGGGCCTTGGCCAGACCATGGGGTTCAACGCCGAGCGCCTGAAATACGAAGACGCCACCCACATGGTTGGCGAGCTGTCGAAGGGGATTGCCGAGCAGATCGATGCGCTGGTTCGCGAGATCAAGACGGACAATCTCGGCAGGTACCTGAAGGCGAAGAACTTCGCGGCCTTCGCCAAGGGCTACAACGGGGCTGGCTACGCGCAGAACCAGTACGACACCCGCATGAAGGCGGCTGACGAGCGCTGGGAGCGTCGTCTGGTTCAGATCGGCAACGGCGACTATCAGCCGAAGCCGGGCAAGACCATCACGCTGGTCTACCAGACCAAGCTGAAGCAGCTCGGCTTCAACGTCGGCAAGGTCGACGGCGATTGGGGAGACCTGACCACGGGCGCTTGCTCCGCATTCCAGCGGCGCGAAGGCCTGAAGATCACGGGTCATCCGAACGACGAAACGACTGCTCTGCTCGACACGTCGGAAGACCAGCGCGAAGTCGCTCCCGAGCGCGCCAAGGCCACCGTTGACGATCTGCGTTCCGCTGGTTCGCAGACGATCTCAACGGCGGACAAGGGGTCGCTCGTTTCGAAGATCCTGGTTGGCTCCGGCGTCCTCGGCGGCGCTCAGCAGACCGGAATGCTCGACAGCGCCCAGAGCGTGGTCGACCAAGTCTCGCAGTTCAAGGGGATCATGGACACCGTTCATGACCTCGCCCGCTCGCTCGCCCCCTACTGGTGGGTTGGCGTCATCGTGGTCGGCTTCATCACCTGGCGCTGCTTCGGCGGCGTGATCAAGCAGCGACTGCACGATCACCAAACCGGAGTTCACCTTGGATAATCTCATCAACAAGATCGCGGTCCTTCGGGCCGCGGTCTCCCGGTACGTGGAAGCGGCCCGGGAGTTCATCGCGTCCACGAAGGGTAAGGTCATCCTGGCCGCCGTGCTTCTGGCCGCTGTGGCGGCATACGCCCATCACCACGGTTCAGCTGGCAAGGCAGAGTTGAAGGCTCAGGTCGCCGCTCTGCAGAAGCAGCTGGCCACCGTCGAATGCCCCGCCGTCACGGTGAGGGAACCCATCGAGGACACCGAGAGCAGGCAGCGAGCCGACGAGCTGGCTGACCGGCTGTCTGAATCCGAAGCGGCGAAAGCCCGTCTCCAAAAGAAAGTATCCGACTATGAGAAGCAGCTTGCTCGCAAACCTGCGAAGGCTGGGAGCTTTGTTCTGTCTCCCGCTGATGCTCGCGGCCTGTCAAACATTCACTGACGCCCCGGTACAGGACAGGATCGACGTTAGCGCGTGCCTGCGCATTGCCCAGACCGTCGAACTGCCTCCGATCAAGGCCGGCATGGATGCACGAGCGGTCATCGCTCGTTACCGGGCAGC